CACATAGCGCGGCGAAAACGGGTAGAGCGCTGACCTACCCATGGTCATCCCGCCCATGACGTATGCGTTGCCCACCCATTCGAAGTGCAGCATACCGCCCTTCCACCCCTCGAGCGTGATGGCACTTGAGCTAATGCTCTGCCATCCACCAGGGTAGACACGGAAGGGGGTAGCGTTCCAGGCGTTCGAAGGCGCACCGAGCGTGTAGACCGCTGTGGTCTGCTCGCCTCCTGTTGGAGTTTCACGCGCAGTGTAGACCCTGTGGATAGCGTAGTCTTTCAGCCTTGTCTGATTGACGAAGGCGTTGGGCAGCTGTTCGCGGTCTAATGTGGTGATGCTGGACTGCTGCGCGCGCAGCTCGTCGTTAATGCTGCCCGGTGAGACTGTGGCACCTGCTGTGGCGTCTCGCTGTGTCCACTTCTTGCTCATGCTCGCCTGCCCATGACGACCTGCGTACCCTTCGTGGCGTAGCCGTACTCATGGCCCACGAGGATAATATCACCGTCGGTCTCGAGCTCGAAACACATCCATGCCGCTGACATCTGTGCCACGCTGTAGCGCAAAGGCACGAGGCGCTCAGTGAGGTAGGTGCCTGTGCCCAGCACTGCCTTGTCCAAGGTGGGCAGCACTGCAGCGTCTGGCGGCTGTGCAAGGTATGTGCGCTCCAGCACAGGAGTCAGAATGAAATCCTTGTAATGACGCATGGTGATATTTACGTCACCCGTGGTCATTACCCAGATGGTCACATACCGAAGCTCTTTCTGCAGCTGGGGGTCATCTGCGCTGAACCAGGCTGAGCGGTACGTGCTCGTGGGTGGGGGGTCGTCGGTCATGACATCATCGACGATTGTGCTCCCCATGGCGCGCTTGTAGCTAAGCACGAAGAGACCCCGCTCCCTGTTCGGGTTGCCACTCTCATTGCCTGTGTGATGGCCAAATATGACCGTGCCATCTGCCCGAGCTGCGAGCGCACCAACGGGGAAGCCCTTGCGAGTTGACCAAGGGCTAAGGCGCTGAGAGTCCACGAGCGCCAGGCGGTCAAGGTGCAGCACCAAGCCGCGGTTCGGCCGATCGTTGCCATCTGCTGCAAAGTAGACGTGATACTCACGCAGGGAGTTACTGAAGATACCCACAGCCTTGGGCAGGCAGTCAGGGGTCATACGCTCGATGAATTCGTCTTGACCCACAGTCAGATTGACGACGTCCTGAATCGCCCCACCCTCGAGCCCACCCGTGATGGCATAGACGCCATCCGTGGCAAGGAAGACCACCCCAAGCCCCGGCACTGCTTGGATGGTGTGGGGGCTTAGGCAGGTCACGCCTGAGGAGATGGTGGTCACCTGGAAGTTCGGGTAGCTGCCCGTGACCACATCTATGCCACGCTCGCGGAATACAAGGAGCGTGGTGTAGTAGGCGAACAGGCCGGTGACTGCCCCACCCTCACTACCGAGCTGCACAAAGTCTGCAGCCCCGAACTGCTCAATGAGTCCAGGTGCGCTGAAGTAGAGGCTAAACCCATCATCAATACCACCGTCGAGCCACAGGGAACCGTTGAACAGGGCACTAAAACGCGCACGAGGGGCAGGCAGCGGACCTGTGGCGAGGTCGGGCTTGGGCAGCCCTAAAGAAAATGACCTCACAGCATCAAAGAACAGGTCCTCATTGTTGTTGCGTATGGTGTCCAGCGCATAGAGCGTGCTGTCACCTGCGCGAACGGAGTCCGCCCCAAAGTTGTAGGTGCGGTACAGCTTGCGCGCTACTGTGCCATCCGGCCCTATGGGTACCTGCAGTGCTACAGCATGACGGAATCCGGCACTGTTTACAGGCAGCGTCCAGGCAACCGTCTGCAGCTCGCTCGCAGGGCTTTCACTTCCTGTGTTGGTGATGAATGACACCGCGTACCCATAGAGGTTTTCCTCTGTTGGTAGGTCATTATTCGAGCCAAATCCTAAGCCCCAGCGACCACCGTCTGGGATGCCTTGCGCATCACTCGGGCACCAGAGCGTGAGGGCGTTGCCCTGCGTCTTGGGGTCGTATCGGTCGGGGCCGCTGCTGGACTTTTCGGGCATGCCGAGCACAGGCAGCGGCTCGGGCGCATTGGGCAGGCCGTCAAAGCCGAAAGCACGCACACACTCAGCGATAGCCGCAGACGCTGCAGCAGAACCACCGAGCGGCCAAGGATTGACAATGATAGGCCGGTCGACACCGTTGGTGATGATGGTGCCGTATGGCGTGTCGGTGTACCAACTGCCCGCCTCTGTGGGTGTGGGGATGTGCCTGCCCTCTTGCAGTGTGAGCAGCTTGGGGCTTGCGTCTGCCTCGAACAGGTAGTGCAGACTGCCATTCGCTTCGAAGAGTGTGGCCTGCCTCGCACCACCTGCGAGCTGTTGGGCAACGTGCAGCGATGTGATGGGTCCGACGTTGGCGAACGGTTCCCATGTGCTGTGCCCCACACGATACTGCTCGTACCCTACCCGCGAGCTCCACCCACCTGACACGCGGTCAAGGGTCCAGTTCTGCAGCTTGCCCGCGTCCTGTGGATTCTGTGGCAGCCGAGTTGCTACCCCTCCTGCAAGGCGTGTCTGATACTGGTTTGTCTGATTCATGTGAACGTCAACTTGCCGAAGGGGTTGCGCACAAAGCGATATCCTGCAGTCGGCGTTCCCTTGATGATGCGCCTGGGTACTTCCTTGAGGTACCGCTGCTCCATCGCTTTGTAGAGCAACGCCTTCTTACGGCCGTAGACCTGCGAGAGTGCAGGGTTGGCGACCTTGAGTGTGATGTTCTCGAGCGCTGCATACGCGACCATCTGCGCATAGGCTGCAGGCACAAGGGGCGCGTCTTGGTCCTCTTGCATGCGCTCGGGCGCAAGGATGTGCCGCACATTGAGGTCTTGGTCTGAGCTTGGGTGAGGGTACAGCTGGATGGCCTGATACGCTGAGGACTGATTAAAGCGGTACCGGACTGCCTCAGCCTGGAAGGTCTGACTCTGCAGGTGACTCAGTGAGAGTGTGGCAGCAAGGGTCACCCCACCTGTGGGCGCAACTGTGTCCTCCCCTGCAGCCGTACGCACACGCACAGGCGCAAGCACGCCAGCCTCTGGGCAGGTGAAATAGTAGCGACGGTACAGGCCTGTGGTGTTCGCTACAGTCTCAGGGGTGAATCTCAGCGTCTGATTGTCTGCAAGCGTGAAGCTCGCAACCTTGCTGAGCGCAGACTCAAAGCCGCTGCTGATGCTCTCACCGTACGTGGGAAAGTTCTGCGCGTTTGGGCCTCGCACGTTCACCATGAAAACATTTATGGTCCGAACGCCCTGGCCTGCTGCCACCTGCGTAGTCACCCCTCGAGCAGCCTGGGGCGCAGGCACCACCTTACCCTCGCTGGGTAGGTACGCCTCGATTGTGCCGAGCAGGCTGGGGTCAAGGTTTGCGTCCTCCTGCTCCCACCTGCTGAGGTAAAGCGCCTTCTGCGGGATGGTGCCCACGTGAGGGTCTGAAACGTTCTGCACTGTCATGCAGTCGCTGGGCAGATAGACCTCGCGCCGTTTGACCGTCACCGCATAAGTCCCAGAGGCGCCCTGGTATGTGCGGTCGACGTAGAGCCTGGTGGTGAGCTCCACCCATGACACGTGGTGGACGTGGCTAACGCCTGCGCCGTCTTGGAACTCCAGCGTTGCGCCATCGAGGGTGCCACCAGGCTGTGCAAGTGTGCCGACTGAAAAGCCGGTACCGGTCACCTGGTTGCTGCCATTCGTGAACGTCAGCGTCAGCGTGGTGTCTGTGAACACCTGCAGGGTCCGCTCATGACTGGCGAATGCCCAAGGCCTATCTGTAAGGCACCTGGTCTGCGCATCGTTAAGCAGGCTGACGAGCTGCGCGCGATACGTCTCGTTGCTCGGGTCGTAGTCGAGCAGGTTGCCACAGAAGTCAAGCAGCTCACCCAAATTCATGGCAACACCTCAAGAAAGAAGCCCCAGCCCTCATGAGCAGGAGAGGACTGGGGCAGGGCAGACGGCCCGAGAGGACACCTAAGGCCGAGCCTGCCCCAGGGGGGGACTCAGAAGCGCTTGAGGATGTGGATGGCGACCTTGTTGGCGGTCGTCGCACCCTTCGCCTCAAGAGCAACAGCAAACAGCCCAGCAGTATCACCGGCGGCAGAGGTCTCGACCTCACCGGCTGCAGTCGATGCAGCAGACAAAGCAGCGCCGGTCAGGATTGTGCCGTTGGTGCAGTTGACACCCTCAGCGTATCCGCTCACCACAACGCGCACCTGCTCACCCGCTGCTGCTGCAGCGTCGAGCGCCACACCGATAGCGAGCGGGTTGCCCGTTCCGACGTTTGCGGCCTGCTTGATGTAGAGCACGCGGTCTGCGCCGGTCTTGGTGTTGTCGAGCGCAACCACGTCACCGGCTGCGATTGCAGCGCCGGAGATGAAGGTCTCCGTCTGGCGGCGGTTCGAGGTGTTGCCTGCAATCGAGGTGGGGCTGGTGATGCCGTCACCCAGGAACTGGACGAGAGTAGAGGTTGCCATGGCTCAGGCCTCCGCGTTGAGAAGGACACCATGCGACGCAAGGTGACCAGATACGAGCTGCATGCGGCAGAAGACCATAGCGGCTTCAGTCGCAGTACCAGGAACGGGCATCATGTCCGAGACCTCGAAGAATCCATCGGTGTCTGCGTACAGCTGGAAGTTGCTGCTGCTGAGCACGTAGGCCGAGACCGGGAGCGCTGGGTTCTGTGCGGTGAAGCCAAGGTTCGGCTCCACGTAGATTTTAGCACCGCGCCACATGGCAACCATGTCACGGTCCAAGCTCTCGCGGTCGCCTGCGCTCACATAGTTGACAAAAGACTGCTGCTGCTTCTGGAACGCCGCGAAACAGTTTGGAGACATGAAAATCATGTCCGGGAACTCACCAGACGGGTTCCGAATCTGGCAGTCAATCATCAGCTGGTCAAGGTGCGACAGGTCGAACGCCGCGCCAGAGTTAAAGAAGTTGTTGAACCAGTTTTGGGCCTGGTAGGTGGCCTTGCTCAGGCCGCCCACAGTGTTCTGCTGGTTTGCTGCGGTGACGCCCTCAAGCCAGCCGTTGCTGGGTGCTGTGGTCATGCCGTTGAGGGTCTGCAGCGTAGTCAGGCTGGTGCTGTTGCCCCGAATGACTTGCTTGCTGACTTCCTTCTTGAGGCCGAGCATGACGTTACGCATCTTGCTCTCAAGGATGTTGACCACTGCGAGGTCACCCTTGTTAGCAGCCTTTTCCACAGCGCTCAGGATGATGGGCTGGGTGAAGTTCGAATACTCGTACTTCGCGGTCTGGAAGGGGTCGGTCACTGCCATGCTCACAGGCTCAAAGCCGTTGCTGAGCTCGGTGATGCTGGAGTGTTCGCCGAAGATGACAGGGCACTCAACACGCAGACCGCCCGAGACCTTGACAAGGTTGCCGGCCTGTTCGATTGCGCGAAAGAGCGGGTGAGAGAGAAAGCTGTTGTCTACGAGCTTATCGCGCAACAGCTGCAGCGTAGTGCTGATGACTGACTGAGGAGCCAAGACGGCCTCCACTGTGGTTGAATGCTTGCGGTGGGTGGCGTGCTGTGGTCGTCACAGTGCCGAACGCGCAAGGCTCCACAGTGGGGTGGCCTCACATAGCTGCACTATATCAGGTTGTTACTTGCGGTGCATAGCCTGAGCCATGGCCAGAATGTCTGCAGCGCTCGCGCCCTTGAGGTTTTGCCTTGTGGGGCGTCCTTGCTGCCCACCCCTGCGAGGTGTGCCTGTGCCCTTGAGTGCTGCCTCCTTGGCTGCCCTGCGCTTGGCTCTGCGGCTTTCCTGCTGCTCGGCCTGCTGTTGCTTTGCCCTTTTGCCTCTGGCTGCCCAGTAAGCTGTCTCGAGGTCAAGGCTCTGGTTCTCCTCGAGCAGGTGCTGCACCTCAGACCTCAGGCCGTTGTCTGTTTCGAAGTCTGGGTGCTGCTGCAGGAAGGTCTTGTAGTTGTCCTGAGCCTGCTGCTGCTCATATTCGGCCTGCATAGGCTCAAGCACCTGCTGCAGTCGCTTGGTGACTTCTGCCTCAATCCGAGCTTGGATGCTGCTCTCGTTGAATGGG